CTGATGGAGTATGGTGGAGCGAAGTTAAAGGACTTTTGCAAGCGCTTCGGCATAGATGCACAGACTTATTATAATTGGATGGAAAATTCGGACTTTTCGAATGCTATAAAAAAGGCAAAAGATGATTTCAAAAATGGTCTTGAACGTCGTATTGTATCTTCTATGGCCAATGCTGCCATTGGATATGAATACGAGCAGACATCAACCGAATACTATTTTGAAGGTAAAAAGAAAAAGATCAAAAAGGAGGTAAAGAAGAATATTCGTGTTGAACCGAATATCGGCGCCGGTATTTTCCTTTTAACGAATTTAGAACCAGATAGGTGGAAGAATAAGCAAAATTCTGAGCATTCAGGTGAGATTTCGACAGGACTTAATATCATTGTTTCCAATGATGAAGATGCTAATTTGATAGAACAACTTAAAAATAAGGAATAATGATTGTTGTTAAGGTATACAGAGAGAGTTTGAAAGCTTATCTTTCTGGTGTTAGAACGATTGCTAACCGTGGAGGAACAAGATCAGGAAAAACATATTCTATTGTATCCTTACTTGTGTCTATTGCTGTCGGTAGTAAAAATGGAAAGGATATAAATATTGTATCTGAGAGCATGCCACATTTAAAAAGAGGAGCATTAAAAGATATTGATGATATTTTGTCTAATGAGGGACTTTTAAAAGACAGGGATTTTAAATTGAATTCTACTGATCATCAATATACGTTCAATAGTGGTAGTAGTATACGCTTTTTTTCAGTTGATGATTGGGGTAAGGTGAAAGGTGGGAGAAGGGATATATTATTCATTAATGAATGTAATCGTATTCCATATGAAACCTATAGACAATTGTCTGTTCGTACAAGGGAATGTGTATTTCTTGATTGGAATCCAGATTGCGAGTTTTGGTATGAATTAAAGGGGGTACAAGTTAAAGAAAATACTATAGAAGTACATTCTACATATAAAGACAATCCTTTTAATACCCCACAGCAAATTTCAGAAATAGAATCTCACAAAGACGATGATAATTGGTGGAGGGTCTACGGTCTTGGATTAACAGGTCGTTCTGTCGGAATTATATATTCAAGATGGAAGCAAGTTGATTCCATACCAGAAACTGCAAAGTTGATCGGTAGGGGAATGGATTTTGGTTTTACAACAGATCCTACTGCGATCGTTGATGTTTATCAATATGATGGGAAATTATGGGTGAATGAACATTGTTATGAGAGAGGTCTTACAAATGACCAAATTGCAGATAGACTTAGGGATAAAGACTGCGATGTTATTGCTGATTCTGCTGAACAAAAATCAATTCGTGAGATTTATAATTATGGAATAAAAAAAATAGAAGCGGCAAATAAGGGAGCAGATTCAATTCGTAATGGCATTCAGATTTTACAACGTTATGAGATATGTGTTACAAAGTCAAGTCTTAATTTAATATATGAACTTAGGAATTATAAGTGGAAAGAAGATAAAATAACCGGAGAATTGAGGAATGAACCTATTGATAGCAATAATCATGCGTTGGATGCATTACGTTATGTAGCACTTAATAAATTATCGGAAAGTTCAAAACCACGAGGTATTAGAGTTCGTAATTAGAAAAATAGAGCTTTTTATTTGATTATTTGATTTTTAGTATATATATTTGTGCGTGCAATAAAGTGTTATTGCATAATTGATTATTTGATTCTATTAAATAATTGATTTAATTAAATTGTAATTTATTGAAAAGGGTGAAGGGTTGACCCTGAGATATAACATATTAATAACTTTAATTTTTAAAAGTATGATTTGTACATGTCCAGCGGCACCAGCTTTGCCCGATATTCCAGAAGTGATCTGTTCCGAATCGTTAGGACAGATTCAAAAAGTTGCTTTCCAACGTCTTTATAAAGATGATGGAACAAGAAATAGTTTTAACGGTGAAGGTGATTCTCCAATGCCTATTACCGCACTTGCGTCTTGGACTCCATTATTGTCAGCGAATGACTCTACTAAAATTGTTGTTTCTCCGTACATTGAAGCACCGACAGCAGAAGCGGGCGCAGCACGTACCTTTGGTGGCGGAAATGAAACACTTGGAGGTATTGAAAAGAATATAGGCCGTGAGCCAACTCCGTTTACAGGAGTTATTCGCGAAGTACCACAAGCGGTAATTAAAGCACTTAAAGCATTACAGTGTGAAAGTCAAGCATCCAATTTGGGTGTTTATCTGTTTGATGGGAATGGTGCAGTGGGTGCTGATCAGGATGAAACAAATGAAAAAATTTATTATCCTATACCTGTTCGTTCACTGTTTATAGGAGATAAAACATTGGGCGGATTGGAAGCACCGGATAGCAATGCCATTTCATGGTCATTCTTGCCAAACTGGTCTGACAATCTCGCTATTATTGCCCCTGATTTTAATCCTTTGACTGCTCTTAGAATTGCTAAAAAATGAAGGCAAAGACAACAACAGTTACATTAAGATGTGATTCGTTGAATATCGAGAAAGAATTTGGAATCACCCATGCCGATAAGCTGCTGAGAATGCAGAATAACGGCGGGTGGTATTTACCGGCAAATTCAAGTTTTAAGTTTGACAAAGAGAATGGGTTTATCAATCGATCAAATAAGAAAAGAGATAACGGAACCTCAGAAAAGAGGAACGATATCGAGAGCAATAATCCAGCAAAACCGGATTAAATTCCATGCTCAGACATACGCTACTCCGATTATATCTCAGCCTGTTACTGACTTTCTTGCGATGGTTAGTAACATTCTTCCGCATGATAAATTTAAGATCTTTAAGACCCTTTTCCGTTATCCTATTCGCACGAATGAGGTAACGTCCATTTGCTTTGACAAGCTTTCTCGGATATTCGACGGTCGCAACCCTGCGTTCAATTACCAGTTCCTCAACAGTGACCAAAGGGATGATTGGGAATATTACCGGCAAGATGTCCTGCATGAACCAGAGGTTTGGAGTAAAAAAGGATGGGAGTTTTTCAAAACGGAGATAAACAGCATTCTTATTGTTGATTTGCCGGCAGAGCAATCTACCGGCAAATATCCAGAACCCTATTTCTATTGGCTTCCGATCGAAAGTGTAATCACTTATGAGGCAAATCCTACGACCGGAATAATGGATTTTATAATATTCCGTCAAGATTTTGGCCGTATTGCTGTAATCGACAGGGATAGTTACCGCATATTTCGGGAAGAAAAAAATAATATAGGGGAGCTGCTTGTTGAGAATCCTCATGATTTAGGTTATTGCCCGGCAAGATTCTTTTGGGATGAACCGGTTAATTTGAGGGAACCAGATATTAAGTTGAGTCCTCTAACTAAGGAATTGGAAGCATTGGATTGGTTCCTGTTCTTTCACATCAGCAAAAGACATCTTGATCTCTACGGTGCATACCCTATTTATTCCGGTTATGAACAGGCATGCGATTTTAGCAATGGAAATAATGGGGATTATTGCGATGGAGGATTTATCCGGGATAAGGATGGGCACTATAAGTTTGACCAGTTCGGTCTTGAACTTCTCCGGTGCCCTAAATGCGGAAATAAACGCATAGTTGGTGCCGGATCATTTGTTGAAATACCTATCCCGGGCGAAAAACAGCCTGATTTACATAATCCTGTTCAGATGCTTTCTGTTGACCGTAGCAGTCTTGATTATAATGTCGATGAAGAAAAAAGACTACGTGACGATATCATAACGGCTGTTGTCGGACAAAATGAGGAAGTAACGCAACGTGAAGCATTCAATGAACAGCAGGTGAAAGCCGCATTCGAAAGCCAAAGCACTGTCTTGAACCGTATTAAAAAGGGATTTGAATCCGCACAGCAATTTGTCGATGAGACCGTCTGTCGCTTGCGATATGGTAAACAATTTGTTTCAGCGAAAGTCAATTACGGTACTGAATTTTACCTGTATGATGCTAATGAATTGCGTCAAAGGTATAAATCGGCAAAAGAAGCAGGTGCGAGTGAGGGAGAATTGGATGCGTTGCAAAATCAGATCATAGAGACGGAATACCGGAATAATCCGACGCAGATGCAGCGAATGTTGATACTGTCAGAACTTGAACCTTATCGGCATTTGACCCGTACAGAGATTTTAGATCTCTATGGTAAGAATTTGATTAGTGAGGATGAACTGCGTATCAAGCTGAATTTTGCAAGCTATGTGCGACGATTCGAAAGAGAGAACATGAACATTCTTGAATTCGGCACACAGGTGCCTTTTGACAAAAAGATATCAGTAATAACTAATAAATTTTTTGATTATGCTCGTGAAAACAGGAGTCAACGGGGAGACTAAAGACGTGTCTATTTTTGACGTTACCCCGGAAAATTACATTGTTCCCAAAGGGGAAGAACATTTGTACCACTGCCTTATCGAAGTTAGAAAGTTCGATTCAGATACAGGTAAGAGATTGAGCACACCACGTGTTCAAGTGTTCGGTAAAAAAGCTTACGAAGAAGGTGTTTATCATAACTTGAAAAAGCATGGTCACACCATTACTGTATTGCACGATCCGAACGAATACTTAACTGCAAAGAAAGCAGAGGAAGCTGCAAAGGCAGAAGAAAAGGCTGCTAAAGAAGAGGAAGAGGCACGGCTTAAGGCAGAGGAGGAAGCCAGGATTGAAGAGGAACGGAAAAAAGCTGAGAAGGAAGCCCTGAAAGCGGAAATCCTTGCTGAATTGAAAGAGTCTGGCATTATTCAGGAAGCAAAGAAACCGGGCAGGCCTAAAAAGGAATCTTCTGAAGAAGCAGAAGAATAATATTAACCATAAATGATTAAAGGGTAAAATCATGGCATTAACAGTAGAAGTTTTAAAAGCAAATTCGGTATTGGCCGGATTGAGTGACGAACAGTTGGCAGCTATCACAACTTTGTCTGCAAATGACGAAAATAGCGTAATTGCTCAAAAAACGGGTAAGATATACGGTGACTTGGATGCCGATATTTTGTCTGTTACCGGTATTGCAAAGAATGGCACTGAAAAGACGTATGATTATGCGAAAAGGGTACTTGGTGAGTTCAAGACAAAGGCCGAAAGTGCCGTACAGCTACAGAGCACTATTGATACGCTGACAAAAGAAAAATCGCGTTTGGAAAAGGCTATCCAAGATGGTGCTTCCGATGCGGAGACCGCGAAGGCTTTGAAGCAGGCTAAAGCTGATCTTGCAGCTATTACAGGGCAATATAATGAGCTTAATACCAAATTCCAGAACGCTGAACAAAACCATCAAAAAGAACTGTTCGGTATCCGTGTGGAATCAACATTGCAAGCTGCTACGGCTAATTTGAAGTTTAAACCGGAGCTCCCGGGAAGTGTAACTAAGGTATTGCTTAGTCAAGCGACAGAGAAAATTAAAAACATGCATCCGGAACTGATCGATGACGGGAAAGGCGGTCAGATCATTGCGTTCAAAGATGAAAATGGCGCAATTATGCGTAATCCGAACAATCAATTGAATCCATTTACGGCTGATGAATTGATTCAACGTGAATTGGATATGATGGGGGTTTTGGATAAAGGCAGGCAACAAGTCGGTACCGGCACACAACCTCCTTCTGGTGTTACAGGTTCGGGTACTGTTATTAGCATAGCTGGTGCAAAGACAAGAACAGAAGCATATGATATGATTGCTTCAAGTCTTATGACGCAAGGACTGACAAATGGTTCTGCGGAATTCCAGACTGCTATGGATCAGGCATGGAAAGATAACAATATCTCTTCCCTTCCGGAGAAATAAAGAGAATAAGAAAGGGTAAAGGGTCAACCCGGTATTTATAACATTAAAAAAATATTTGATATGAGTTTAATTGCAACCAGATTACAGAATTGGCGTGTTGAAGATCCCGAATTTGACCGGAATATGACCCGCCCTTGCGAGTATGGCGCATTGGATTTTTTCGTAGAACAGACCGATGCACGTAATTCGATTATTAACCCCCGATTACGCGAACGTGCATTCGCTTCGATCGGTAATACCGTACAGATTCCTGTCATTAACTATGATGAGAATGTACAGGTGTCCAATGTTCGCTCATGTGTCATTGCTGATAATGAGAATACTTCTGCGCTGTATACCGTTACATGGGCTACTTACGCGGTAGGATTTACGATGGTGCCGGCTGCTTATATGAATAATGAAATCAGTTACGAACATGACTGGCTTCGCAAAATGGAGAAAATCAGTCGTGCTATGGCTAATGCTCTTGATTCAGCAGCAGTTGCACAATTGGAAGCTCAAAAGACGCAGGTTTTCAAATCTAAACTGAATTATACCGTAACCGGTAACGTGATTGAAGTTCCTACTCAGATGTCTACTGAAATCTTAGGTGATATTAACCCTATGATGCGTGCTAACTGTTATCCGGAACAGATTCACGTGATCGGAAATGCCGGTGTTGATGCACTTATTCGTAAATTGGCTCAGCATGGTATCTACAATGACGTCAACAAACGAATGGAATACGACAACAAGGTTATTCATTATACTAACAATGTCGTTGACGAATCCGGCAAAATGGGAACACTGTTCGCAGTAGTTGACGGGAATGTCGGAGTGCTTACCCGTGTTGACCGTGAAGCATTACGTCGTGCTCGTTCTAACTTCCACGAATGGGACGTAGTACGTATTCCGTTTGTTGATCTTCCGGTAGGTTCTCATTACTATACGGAAGTTGGTGACCAGTCTAAATTGTGGGGTGATGCAACGGCAGATTTGAATTGTGGTGTTAAAGAATTCTTCGGATTCTCAGTTGATGTTGCATTCTTGGTTGCATACAACAGTAATCCTGCAACTATCGCTAACCCGATCATCAAGGCTGAGATTGCTGCACGTGCAGATAATACTCCTTTGGGTATGCCTGTATATGTGACGAATGCTGCTCAGTTTTCGGCTTAAAAATTAGATATGACACAATGAAAGGGGATGGGATATTTGTCCTCATCCCCTTTATTTATTAAAGGGTATGTACAGGTTAAAAGAAATAGAACAGGCTTTGCTTAATGTTGTGGGATGGCAACAGGCTCTTAATCCTACACATCATATAGAAGAATCATTGACGCGTACCGATAGCGGATTGTACTTTCAAAATGCACATCCTCTTGTTACTCTCAATAATATATCGGCCATAATACCGGATGATTGGGGCTATCAGTATCCGAAATGGAACATGATTTCGCCTTATAGAAAAGGGGATATTGTGTCTCATAATAATATGCTGTGGATGGCTAAAATGGGCAATACTAACCAAGAACCAGCGGTTAGCGACTTTAACGGTGACTTTAGTCGTGATTATGGCAATCCTTTTTGGCAGCCTTTCAATATGCTATCCAGTTATCTTGAAAATCTGACAATAAACGGTATAGATACCGTTGTGCAAACCTTTACTCAAATGAAAGGTTTGGATAAGGAGACGAAAAATTTGTTGGAAAGACGTACACTCTTTGATGGTGCAGGACGTATACGTGCTACTTTGCAGAATTCTCATAAACTCGTAGGAATGGAAATTGTTCCTGTCCGTTCTATGGGAGTGACAACTAAAATAGAACGTATCGGGCTTCAAATGACCGGTGGTACCGGACTAATCAAGATGTATCTCTTCCATAGTTCGCAGATAGACCCTATCCGTACTTTCTATCTGAATTTTAATGTCACGAATGGAGGGTTCCAATGGTTCCCATTAAAAGATTGTTATCTGCCGTATATCAGTGACGGAAACAACTCCGGTGGTGCTTGGTATCTGGTATATAATCAAGACGAGCTACCACGTGGAATGGAAGCTGTCAATGTTTCAAAGGATTGGAGCCGTGAACCTTGTGGTACATGTAATATCGGTAGTGTGGAGACATGGAGACAGATTACTAAGTACATGCAGATATCTCCATTCATGTATAATGCACCTACTACATTTGAAGAATATCCGGAACTCTGGGATATTCCCGGAAACATCTATACCAATACGCTGAATTATGGTATTAATTGCGAGATAACGGTTGGCTGTGATCTTACTGATTTTATCATATCACAACGCCAGATATTTCAGACAGTGATACAAAGGCAGGTAGCCGCAATTGCATTGCGGACAATGGCTATGAATCCGGATGTACGCGTAAATCGAAATCAATCCAACGTGTCCCGTATGGATATTCTTTACGAACTTGACGGTAATACACAAGGTAGGCCGGGTGGATTAGGCTACGATTTAAAAAAGGCTTATGAAGCACTGAGTTTAGATACACAGGGATTAGATAGAATTTGCTTGTCATGTAATAATCACGGTGTTCGTTATCGTACAACATAATGGCGGGATTGCAGTCTATAATAGATTTGAAAAGTCGGGTAGTTACCTTTAATGAGGGGCTGGTTTCAGGCATGTATATCCAAAGGATCATTACGGATAACGAAGCTTATATAGTTGATATGAATGCTGAAATTCAGTTGTATGAAGAAGGGGTTAACAGGCTTGGGGTGAGTATTATGGATTATGCTCCATACCGGCCGTTGACTATAGCGATTAAGGAGGAGAAAGGACAACCAACCAACCGTGTGACATTGCGTGATACAGGTGATTTTGAAAGTAGCTTCTACATTGAAGTCGGTGACAGGCAATTTGAAATAAAAGCATCTGATTGGAAAACTGAAGCATTGATAAAGAAATACGGCCGTCAGATTCTCGGTCTTACGGATGAAAATATATTGAGCCTTATATGGGATTACATTTATCCGGATCTCATGAAAAAGGCAAAGGAAGTAATTTTAAATAAATAAAAATGGAACGTGTACCAATACCAAAGAATCCAGAATTATTCGATAGGGTGATATCCGATATACAGAAAGGGTTAGCTGATAATCTTCCGTGGCTGGATCATAGCTTCGGACGTGCAGAACGTCTTGTGAAGTCCATCAACGGAAAGAAATATTATACACCTGATGTATATGCAGGTGGCAATGATTATATACTGATTGCACCGGATGATAAAGTGTTGGGTAACTTTTCATTTTTTGTAATTGATGATCCGCAGGATGTGGATTGGATCACAGGCAGGCAATCTGACTATAAGGCTCAATTTTCGCTTATTGTATGGGTGGATATGCGTAGGGTTACCAATGAGGCTGACAATCGCAATACGGAAGCCGTAAAGTTTCAAATCATGCGTGCGTTGAATGGTGGTTTCTGGCTTAAATCTGGAAGTATTAAGATTAACCGTATATACGAACGTGCGGAGAATGTTTTTAAAGGATTTACATTCAACGAATTGGATAATCAATTTTTGATGCATCCATTTGCCGGATTCAGATTCGAAGGTGTGATGACGGTTAAAGAGACATGTTATAATCAATAGTAAATGAGTATGCAGGATTTTTTATATCATATGGTTATTGTCGCACTGTTGGCGACATTTATTCTTTCATTGTTGCGTAAATGGAGAGTTATTGAGTGGATGCAGGTTCACGGTAATGATTTCTTCTCAGAGATGGCATTGTGTAACTTTTGTCTGTCATGGTGGGTTTCTGTATTTCTGTCTGTTATTTGTGCAGTTATAACAGGCGATTTAACATCATTGTTAATACCTTTTTGTTCCACTCCATTAATCAAGTGTCTGTTATGAGAAAAATAGTACTTGCAAAGCATAAGGTTGAGTTATATGACAGTATTGATGAATTACCGATTGTCAGGTTTCATAAGTACAATAAAATGCTTCTTATAGATGCCGGTGTAGGTTCCGATCTGAGTGATTGGGACGCACATATGGAAAAAGTAGTAAGGTATTGCCGTTTAAACCAGCCGGATAAGGCTGAAAAGGAGATAGGAAACATCCGGCAGAACATCTATTTCATACAATCAGAAATAAGCCCGAAACATCTGGCATTTGCAGCATTGGTAAAAAGCATAGACGGAAAATTGGTAGATGATTTAACCGATGACGGATTACAGAAAGTGTTGGATCTGTTTGCAGAAGCGACGAATAAGGAACTGACCGACCATATGGAATCGGTCAAAAAAAAAATAGATGAAGAGATGCTACTGTATTTCCCCATGCTGTTTGATGATTCTACCGTGAAGGAGTATTATGATCTTTTGAGGGAAAGAACACTGCTAATGCTGAATAGTACCATTGAGGGAGTTGATAGAAGTAATGAAATCGATGATCTGACAGGTCAACTGATTACTTATACCAATCCTCAGTCTTTTTCCGGAACCGACAGTGTAGAAATACAGTATGATAAACAATTCGAAAATATGTGTCTTATGATTGCACAACATCTACATGTCAATGCAAAGAAGTACACTGTATTAGAATATTACAACGCATTTGAATTCATAAAGAAGTCTTTGAAGTCAAAAAACAAATCAAAATAAGATGGCAGATAACAATAATCCTATAAAATACAGTGATCTTATTAAGCCTGACAGTTCAATAACCGATCTGATCAAGCAATTAGAAGAATTGAAAGGCATATATGAGTCTGCTCTTGCGAAGGTGAAAAAAGAAGCGGAACAGCTTAGTAATTCCCTTAAAAAAGTATCCGGTGCAACAAAAGAGGGACGTGAAACTATTCGTAAAGCTTCTGAGGATGCAGAAAGATTATCTTATTCTCAATCAGAACTTACGGATTCTTTGAATGCTACAACAAAGGAATTGAATCTGTTAAAGTCAGTTCAGCAACAACAGAATTCGATTAGTAAATCTGCTGAAAATTCCAATAAGTCATTAGGGGCTTCTTATGAAAAATTGAATTCGGATACGAATAAATTAACCCGTTCTATCGATGAATTGTATACTGCATTGTCAGATGTAGAAAAGACGAATTACGATGCATTCATAAAAAAGGGTGAAAATGGGATGGCTTCATATTCGGATGTAATAAATAAGGCATCTTCTAATGTTGCCCGGCTGACATCTATCTCTGATCAACTGAATGCGTCTTTTGATTCCGGTGATTTGAGCATAGATGATTATCGTGCTGCTATGGAAAGAGTAAATGCCGGTCTGCAAAAGGCTGACTCTGTAATGAACAAATTTCAAGAATCACAAAGGGGTGTTGATGATGAAAATGGAAGGTTACAGGAGTCTTTTTATGGTCTTGATACGAATATGCAAAATTTGTTCAAGAATCTTATTGAGCTTCAGCAGGAACAGGTAAATACCAAATCTTCATTGAAGGAACTTAACAAAGAATATGATTCTGGGAAGATTTCTGAGAATGAATTCATAGAAAGGGCAGCGGCTCTGACTTCTGTTATGGATGGTCAAAAAGATGCTATAAAGAAAACTCAGACGCAAATTAAACTTCTTAATCAGTTGAATACAAGTACTGCGGGAAGTTATGAACATTTAAGTGCTCAGTACTCATTGAACAAAATAGTTCTGAATGGATTATCTGATGAATACCGGAAAAGCACGGAAGAAGGGCGTAAATTGGTTGCTGAGACGGACGCATTGTATCAAGAAATGAAGAGACTACAGGAAGAAACAGGAAAGACAAGTCTAAATGTAGGAAATTATTCTGCTGATGCACAAAAGTTGACAACGCAAATTGAGAATCAAACTAAGCAGTTGGCATTATTACGTCTTGAGGGTAAACAAAATACAGAAGAATACCAACGGTTATCGAGAGAAACAGCCATTTTAAGGGATGCTCTTAAAGATGCTACGGCAGAGGTAAACAATATGGCTTCCGATACTTCTAACTTGGATGCTGTGTTAGGTGCTGCCAGTGCTGCATCTGGTGGATTTTCTGCCTATACTGGTATAATGGAATTAGCCGGTGTTGAAAGTGAAAATGTAGAAAAGGCACAAAAAAAGTTGCAAGCTGCAATAGCGGTAACGACAGGTGTTCAAGCTATTCAAAATTCAATTCAGAAGCAATCCGCATTAATGCTTGGAATATCCCGATTACAACAAACGGCTTTAACGAAGGCTAAAGTATATGATCGTCTTGTAACTATGCAGGGAACCAAAGCTACTATATCTGCAACTGTAGCTCAGAAGGCATTTAATCTTATTGCAAATGCTAATCCTTATGTTCTGTTGGCCACTGCGTTAGTAACTGTGGTGGGTGCGTTAACTCTTTTTTCTATGGGGACAAAGGATGCTGCGGAGAAACAAAAAAGACTCAATGAATACCAAAAAGCATATTCAGATTATTTGGAAAAAGAGAGTGAAGAAATGAATCGTACCATTTATGAACGTATCACTCGATTGGAACAAGAATTAAGTATTGCCAAAGCACGTAATGCAGGTCTTATTGAGATACGTAAAATAGAGGATGAAATATTGTTGCTACGTACCAAAGCTCACAATAAATCAGTTGGTTATTATTCGGATGAATTGAGGAATTTGGAATTGAACCGGTATAAATTAGAGCAATTTCGGGACTTATTGATTAATTTACAAAATTTACAAAAGGATGATATTAAAACAACATATATTGATGTTGATTTGGATGGAAAAATTGAAAAAGTAAAAGTTGACAAAGCGATTGAAAATGTACAAGGTCAAATTGATAAATTGGGACATGAGGTTGAGCTTGGTGTCAATTTGGAAACAAAAGGAATGGAATTGGATACACTGATTAAAGCCCAATATGAACAACGGAAGCAGGAAGATAAGAATATTGCAAAACAAGAAACCGATATTCTTCGTAAAGCAGAAGATATTAGAATATCTCTTATTAAAAACAGCTTTGACCAACAGAGATCACAACGAAAAGCGGCAAATGCCCGTTCGATAGCAGATATAAAATATCAGTTGGAGACAGATAATAATCTTACGGAAAAGGCAAGAAAATCATTGAATGATTCGATAATATCTTTACGTAAGCAATTGGATAACGAATTAAAGGAAATTGACAAACAACAAAATGCATCAGAACTGGCAACTATTAGATTGACCGAAGATGCCAAGATTGCATTGTTGGAAGAGGGTGCAGATAAGCAAAGAGAACTGTTGAGAGTATCTTATGAAAGACAGATACAGGATCTTACCAACAGTTTGAATATTGAAAGGGATTCATTGACTGAAATACAAAAAAATGAAATGGAATCCCGTTTAGGTTATCTTCGTGACCAATACACAAAGGATCTTAATCAATTGGAAGATCAGATAACATCAGATATGTTACAAAAAGAATCTGACCGGATACAATTAGAATTGGAAGCTGTAGAGGAAGGTTCTGAAAAGGAAATTGACCTACGTATTAAGCTTTTGCAGAACCAACGTAAAATAGAGTTGGCACAAAATAGGTTATTGTCGAAAGAAATGAGACAAAGCGAAGCAGATATAAATGCCAAATACGATGCTCAGATTGTAAAAGAATTGAAGGCTTTCGGTATGGATAAGATTGCTTTGAATAATGAGCTTGCTGTGTCTGAAATCAATGCATTAAAAATATCTGAAAAGGAAAAAACAAAATTAATTCTTGAAGAAACAAAGAAAAGGTTAAAGGCTGAATTAGCGTTAGAGACAAAACCTGATGGTACCCTTACAGAAAGAGGTAAGATTATAGCAAATCAGATAAAGGAAATAGACAATGAGATAGATAAAACTTCTAAACCTTCAAATATTTATGAGCTTTTCGGGTTGAATTTAACTTCAGAACAAGAACAGGCTATCAGTACAGCCGCACAATATGCCATAGATGCTATAAATTCAATTGCAGATGCAAAGGTTCAGGCGGCAGAAAGGGCAGTCGAAGCGGCAGACCGTGAGGTTGAAGCTGCTCAAAATGCTTTGGATGCGGAACGTGAAGCTCGTGCAAATGGGTATGCGTCAAATGTTGAGCAAGCTCAGAAAGAGTTGGATTTAGCGAAGAAGAATCAAGAAAAAGCATTGAAAGAGCAAGCCAAAGCACAGAAGCAACAGGAAGCGATCAATAGTTTAGAGCAGGCAAGCAATCTTGTTACTGCAAGTGCTGGCATATTCAAGTCCTTTTCCGGTGTTGGTATTTGGGGGATTCCTGCTGCAATCGCCATGATCGCTACCATGTGGGGTGCGTTTGCTGCTGCAAAGATAAAAGCGTCTCAACTAACAAAAGGCAGTGAAGAAAAGTATGGTGATGGTACAGTAGAATTGTTACAGGGTGGTTCTCATCAGTCGGGCAATGATGTTGATCTTGGAACAAAACCGGATGGTACCCGTAGACGTGCGGAAGGTGGTGAATTCTTTGCCGTTATCAATAAGAGAAATTCGCGTAGGTTTCGTAAGGTTATTCCTGATGTTATAAAATCCTTGAACAACGGAACATTTACCGATAAGTATTTAGCTGCATATGACGGTGTAAATAACATCTCTGTCAACTTGAAAGAGAAAAATACCGATTTGAATGATATAAGAAACGATATAAGGGAGATAAAGAATAGAGAGCGTACATATCGTGATGCGAATGGTGATACTATTACTGCTTATAAGAATTTGAAAAGGAGAATTAAATCATGATGAATCCATTATACATTTTTTATTTGGTCAATCGGGATGTTTTTGATCCGGAAATGGAAGGGACTCAATACGGATACAGGTTATTCGCAACCTCCGGTTTTGTTATTAGGGATGCAAAGTACAATACAAGTCCTCTTGTTCCCGTGTCAGAATACACAAAAGTTGCATTCAATGAGAAAGAGGTTACTGTCTGCTTTTTCGACTCAAATCACAAATATATATCCGGCTATTCCGGAAGTAATCTTGATCTGGTTATACCAAATGGTGCGTCAGCAATGGTATTCTGTTATACGGTAGATGACTGGAACAGTGGTGATGTGAGTATTGATTTGCTTCATAAAGCGAAGCCAATCTATAAAGACAGTCTTTCAAAGACATATACAAAAGAGTCCGAGCAGGAGTTTTTCCGTGAAGGCTTGAATGGTGAAATTACATTCATGTGTCGGGATTATTATTTTATCCTTAACCGTCCCTTTGATACGATTTACTATTTAGACGTTTATTGGAGCCAAGACGGTGGACGTACTTTCAATCTGTATGTTAAGACCAAATTCTTACGCACTGACTGTACCATTAACGTGGCTGACCTTTCGGTTCGTGTCAAACCGGATAGTAATGACGCTTATACGAAATTATTGGACGGATGGGAACGGGAGTATGATTTGGTAAGATTAAATCCAGAACTTGAAAAGATATCCCTGTATAGACGTGGAATCTTACAAATCTATACGGCAGGAGATGATAAGGTCTCATGCGCTCTTTCTGGGGTATTTTGGGAACAGGATGCAGATGTGGTTACAGATACAAACGAACTCAAAGAGAAGTATTTCTTTGGTGAATCAGGAACAATTATCGCAATAAACGTGCAAGGAGATGGTATTCCGTCTTATATGAAAGGATATTATATCGCTGATTTTTCACCAACCGCAACTCCGGATAAATACCGTACTGCTACATACAGGCTAAAGGATAATGCCGGATTTATCCAAGTACTTATTTCTGGTACTGGCATTTCTGGAAGTTTTGCGCTGTACGATGGAAAAACTAATGAGCGAATAGGTAACACAAGAGGTGATTTGTATATAGATCCATCAAGAAATGGAACACTTGAGTTTTTTGCTACTTCTAATACGTCTGTAAAAATTGCCACAGGGGACACAAATAAAAAAGTATTTTACACGAGGTATGTTGTGGCCACAAATAAAGTATCTGTTACATGGCATAATAAACCATCGGATGATATGATATCAACTCCGGGATCATATCCCTATGTGATACCGTATGCTGTTCAAGAATTTAAATCATCCGCTATTGTAAAAACGGAACCTTCTGAATGGGGACAGAATGGAAGAGGTGAATACTATTATCCTCCTACCGATATTTCACCTTACAAGGCATATCCTGTTAATCGTGATATGTGGACTGATGATTATTCTTATTGGTTTATACATGACTTCTCAAAGGATGAAATAGAACCAAAATCAAGACTTGAATACACGATGTCTCATGCCATGCCTTTGCATTCTGTCTTATCCGTGCTTCTTGACAAGGTTGCACCGGGTATTACTTTTGGGAATACAACAGAATACAGCCAATTCTTTTATGCATCACACCGTCCTATCGGAGGAGGTCAACGAAAGGTGTACATGACTCCGAAAACCAATATCTTGATAAGTAACTATACCCAACCTGCACAAAAGGCTACTATCACTTTGAAAAGTGTATTAGACATGCTGAAATACGTGTATCAATGCTATTGGTATATTGAGGATAACAAGTTGAAGATTGAGCATATACAGTACTTCCGTAATGGTCGTTCATACACCAACCAGCCGGGAATTGCTATGGATTTGACAAAGTGGATATGTCCGAGCAATGGAAAATCATGGGAGACTGGTCGTAAAGAGTATAAATACGAAAAGTTGGATATGCCGGAACGCTATCAATTTTCATGGATGGATGAAGTCACAGAACCGTTTACCGGTTATCCGATCATCATGAGAAGCAACTATGTCAAGCAGGACAAGATTGAGGAGATATCGGTTAGTAATTTCTCTACTGATATCGACTATATGATATTGCGTTCTGATGAGTTTTCCAAAGACGGATTTGCATTGATGGAAACGATTACGCAGGCCGGCAGAGAGCGTGTCCCTGTTTTATCTCAAACGGTAGACGGTGATATTTATCAGAATCAGAACGGGTATCTGTCCTATTTCTTTCTGCATCCTGTTTATTGGGGTTATAACCTCCCATCTAAAAAAGTGAATATCAATAATTCCGATATCACATTGAAATACATTTCCCGGTTAAAGAGCAGCGAAGCAAAATTCCCTTACGATCGTGAAATATCCCCTTTGAAATTGATACATACCTCCATCGGGGACGGTAAGATAGAGAGTATTTCAGTGAATTTGAGTAGTAGAATGCATTCAATAGATTTACGCTATGATACAGAATAACAATAACAATCTTAGTGTACTTCCGTGGTACACTTCAATTAACGAACAGAATCACCGGAAAAGTTATTCATATGGGGATATATACCCTTTGTTTACTCCTTCAAGCTTTCTGTTGCCTTTTCAGTTAATGAGAGAGTATAGTGAGAATCCGATTCAAGAAGTGCTCCTATACACAAAGAATGGAGTGAAATATGCGGATATAACGTCTGACATGATTATGACGGGATTGGAAATTGTGCATTTTAAGGATTTGGGGTATGATGTAATAGTATATCCGGGTAGGTTACCATTGTCTTTAACAATGTATGACGGAATATATTATGCACGCATGTATGACGGTAAGCAGTATTTCTATTCAGAAATGTTTACCGTTGTTCAGGATATTTCCGCGTATTTGAAAATACAATGGTACGATGTCGAAAATCTTGTATTTGATGCCGGCCAGATAGTATATAACAATCCGGCATTTAAGAATGTACTTTATTTATGTACCGAGCTTGGGAAACCGGAATATCCGTTTGAGGAGGATGGAGAAACATTAGATGGGTATTTCTTCCCGGAAAAGCAGATCTCTGAAAAGACATATCGATGTACCTTTTTAGCACCTGAGTATTTATGTGACGTGATGAGATTAATTCGATTATCTGATTATGTCATTGTAACGGATAAATACGGTAGAGTATATAACTGTGATACATTCTTGGCAACTCCGACATGGCAAACACAAGGAAATCTTGCAAGCGTAGAAGTTGAATTCCAAACTGATACAGTTGTGAAGAAAATATGCCGGGGAACGATATACGAAAATAGGGGAGATTATAATTCCGATTTCAATAACGATTTCAATAACGACTAATTTATTAACTATTAAATCTTAGAATAATGGCAGATTACATTAAACTAAAAGATGCGATTACTGAGGTCATAAAGACTAACGGTAATCAGGAGATAACCGGTCAGATCCTTCAAAATACATTGTTGTCTATCGTCAATGTGATTGGTGAGGATAGGACTTTTGCCGGTGTAGCAGAACTGGATACTAATCCGGGAAATCCGGATCAAAACGTTATTTGGGCGGCAACTCAAAAGGGTACATATACCGGATTCGGAAACTATGTACATGACGGTGTAGGTATTGCCTTTTTAGGTAATACAACTTCTGGATGGCAGGCTGTAAAGATGAATGTAGTGGGAGTCGATTCGGATGGAAACCCTGTAAATCCGGATAGTTATGTCACTAAAGAAGCATTTGAAAGGTTCAAAAAAGATTTGGTCGCAGAACTTACAGATACTTCTGACGCAAATAATATTCATGCCAGATTTGATAGTCATGGTAATGTTATATTTGATTATTACGCTACCAAGCAGTCTGTAGATGCTTTGATCAAAGAGATCGGTTCTGAATCTACTTCCGAATCAGAGGATGGTAGCGTATGGGGTAAATTGATTTCCTTAGTGCAAGATACCACTGTGCATTCTAAAGAGATTTCCGATTTGAATGATGAATCTGATAAGCTACAGGCGGATATGACGAAGGTAAAAAGCGATATATCTAAGTTAGATAAAGACATGGATAATGCTTATACTCAGAATGGATGTCTGTTTTGCCATCACGGTATGGTTAATATTAATTTCTATGATGATAATGTTAGTATTAATTTTCCGTCGCAGGTTACCATTTCGTATTCTGATACTTTGAACGTAGTACATAATCAGGGAGACCTGTCAATGCCTTATGATTTTGAAGAATGGTTTTTAGTACTTGATTTAGAAGACAACAAGTTAAAACTCGTTTCTTCTATAAATCAAATGACTAAAAAAGTATTAGTAGGATGGATCAATGTGCTGTTAAAATCCGCATTATTAAGATGTAGTGATTATTCGATCAACGGTAAACCAATGGATCCTACCAAATACCTTTCTGCATCCGAAATACTCAATGTGATAACATCTACTGCTACAGACCTACCTTTATCCGCGAATATGGGTAGGATACTTTCGACTCAGAATGCCATGATGCATGTATATACTGATAATGTATTTGCCTCCGTTAATTTCAGTAAGACAGATACATCAGTAACCATCTCTTTGCCACGAAACCTGTTGTTGTCATACGGAAATACAAGAATAGGAAACTCGGCTACCGAATCCGGACAAGAGATTATTGATCCAATGACAGACGATAAGCTCAAGTATTTAGTCTATGATTTAAGTGAGAAACAGTATAAATTAGTAAAATACTCATCTCAAATGTCTAATAGCATACTTGTAGGATGGGTCAACGGATTCTTGAAAGAAGCCATATTGAAGTGTAACCGGTACAGGGTAGATGGTGTCTCTCAATCTCCCGATGACTATATCCCAAACTCCGACATTGTTCACGACTTAACAACAACTGATGAGAATAAGGTTCTTGGTGCCGATCAGGCAGGGGCGCTGGCAACTCAGAACGGATGGTTGTTTCCTCGTGAAAAAGGGATTATTCATTTTGAATCAACTTCTTTTAATAACATAACATTAAAAATAGATGGTCGATACTCAGTAAGCTGGGGGAATAGTGTTTTTCGTAATGAAGATACGTCCTTAAAAAACATTTCCGCTTCTGGTTTTCAATCTAACAGATTCCTTGTATATGATATCGAATCTGATTCCTTCTCTTGGGAGGAGTACGGCTTTCAAATGAAAGGAGTGTTGCTTGGATGGTACGACATCACTTCCGGAAACGTTTTTCTCAGATGTAGTGAGTATTCTGTAAACGGTATGCCGGCATCAAATGATGACCTTGCGGAAATTGCTTATAACAATATCCCTACTACGGTGATTCAGTTGAAGAAAAATTCAGATGAGGGCTTCATCAGTATGGTTATGACATCCCCGTTAATTGATTCCGAGATAAATATCACTGGGGGGTATGTATCCTTAAGTACAAATATAGGGACGGAAACCTCTGTGAAAATAAAGAAAGGAGTATCAAATAGTGTGTATTTTAAATGTATTGATCCCTTTGCAGTAATTGAAGCTAAAGGAGTATATAATATAACAAATAATACTCAAAATAATAATTGTTATGTAATAGGTAATGTACGGGATTTCGGTGAAGGGGCAACCCATATATCGTTAGCTTCAGATAATAATGTTACCGGTGAAATAAAAGATTTTAATAGAAAAATGACATATATTCTTATCAATAGTGGCACCTTTTCAAATCCTAAATTATCTGGTAAACTCGAAGACTTACCGAGACTTTTAACGTATTTACGACTTACGAGTGCTGGAATAAGTATTACCGGTAATGTTTCCGATCTTCCTCGTAAATTAACCTATATGTATCTTAATACAGGTTCCCCCATAGATATGTCCGGAGATGTGTCTGACTTACCTCTTAGTTTGGAACAAATTATGTTATATGGTTTAACGGACATATTTACGGGAGACGTGGCGGATCTTCCTCGTGGCTTAGTCTCTATAATTTTTTCCGGTACAAATTATAATATATCTGGGAATATTGCAGATTTACCACCTAACGTACAAAACTTACAAATATCTGGATTATCTACCGTACACGGGGACATTTCAGAATTTCCGAGAGAATTAAAAAGTATTACGCTTTTTGGAAATTGTAATTTAAAAGGTTCGTTGTCTGATTTGCCTACAAACACTAACGTGTTTAATTTACAATCCATAGATTCCGCTAACCCGATAACAGGGGATATTAGTGAGATACCTAACAAGGGAATCGTACATTTTAGTATAACTAAAAATTTCAACGTTACGTTTAATGGGGAATTCCCTATGTCGGATCAAGTATATTATTTCCAGTTGCAACCATCCGAAGTATTCCCTATAGACTCTGCAACGGTTGATAATATACTTATAAAATTAGCGGCTATTGCGGGGGAGAGAACGGGAACGAGAACGATAAATCTAACTGGTGCATGTGCCGCACCTACGGAAGCTTCTCAATCGGCGATCGAGTCATTACAGCAGAAAGGATTTACAGTAACAACTAATAAATAATAATTATGATAGTATCAACAAAACCCTATGTCCTCATCTATAAAGACGGGACAGTACAGAATATCATTAAAGAGAATAGCGGCAAGGTATATCCTTCCGCTACCTCAGAGTATGCAGAATTCGACACCGAGTCGGAAATGAATGACTATATCGAAAAGAATTCTCTGGAAGTTCAGGAATGGGTGTTACATCCGGAAATGGCGGTACCGGAGGAATCAGACTTGCCGGAAGAAGATATATTTCCAGAGGTGGAAGAGGTTATCGATGCTTAGATGAATAAAAAAGTTGCCCTACTTTCACAAGCAGGGCAGCTAAAAAATAAATAAAAACAGATTATGCGTTATCTGTCTTTTGTAAATATGGTAATGGTAATTAATTTTTGAAAAAACAAAAAAAATGTATGATACATAAGAGATATGGATCAGTTTAGTCAAGTTATAACAATGGTAGGTGGAATCGTGGCAACTATCTTGATTCCATTGATTGGAGCATTTCAGTTTTATGATTCAAAGAAACGGAAAGAAGCTGCTGTTGCAAAAAAAGCGGAAGCCGATAATATTACACAGTATGCAGCAGAATGGAAAAGGTGTTATGAAGAGGAACGTGCGGTTGAAGATGTGCTCAATAAGAAAATAGACCAACTTTACCAAGAAAAAGAAGAGGATCGTAAACGTATCCGTGAACTTTTGGATAAGAACACTCGATTGGAACTTAATAATCAAGCTTTGGAATTTCTCAAATGCAATAATGCTCTGAAATGTTTGGATCGTGATCCGCCAAATGAATTTATAAAAAAAGCAACAAGTAATCAAAAGGAGGAATAGGGATGAAGTATTTTACAATTGCAGAACTTTGTAAATCAGAAACAGCAGATCGGTTGGGTATTGATAACCGGTGCAAGAAAGAACATGTATACAATATGACCGCATTAGTGGATAATGTCCTTGATCCGCTCCGGGAGGCTTATGGAAAACCGATACAGGTAAATAGCGGATTCCGTTGTCTGGCTCTCAACAAGGCTGTGAAAGGTTCCGCCACCAGTGACCACATGACTGGAAGGGCAGCAGATATTACCGGTGGTAGCCCGAAAGAGAATAAACGGTTGTTTTATCTGATTCAGGAACTTGGCCTTCCTTTTGACCAATTGATTGATGAGAAGAATTTCTCGTGGGTACATGTATCTTACCGGAAAGAGGGGAACCGTAAGCAAATTTTAGCTTTATGAAATCATTGCCGTGGATATTAATAATTATATTATTAATAGCTTGTGTGGCTGCTTGGTTTCGGCCACATAAGCCTTTGCCGGCAGAGATACGCACCGAGACAAAAATAAAGACCGTTGTAAGAGTTGATACGCTACTTATCCATGCGCCTATGGCTCCGCTATTGGTCGTCCGTTTGACAGATACAATACATGTAGGCGATACTGTAGTTCAGCGTGAACAGGCTTATTATGAGGATAGCCTTTACCGGGCATGGATATCCGGTTACCGGCCAAGATTGGATAGCTTACAGGTATTTCCGAGAACTACATATCAGACAGTGACGAATGATATTTACCACACCATTACCCCGAAGAAAAAGCGTTGGGGATTGGGCTTACAAGCCGGATATGGTTATCCGGGTGGATGGTATGTGGGTGTCGGGGTAAGTTGCAACTTATTTATGTGGTAATTGTTATAATAGTGTAGAAGCTTACTTGTAGCGACAAGTGGCGAAGCCTTGGTTCTTAACGGATCGGGGCTTTTTATTTTTAAAGGCTATGATAAACTATTAATATTTGTTCGTTTTCACTATAATTTCTTTTGGTGACATGAAAATAATTTTGGAATTGTCTGGGTAATTTTGTCAATAGAATATGTATATCGTTGATGTACTGGTTGTTATTAATCTGTGTCCTACCTAAATTTGTCCGGGTACTTTTTGGGGTTATTTTGATATATATTTTTATATTTGTATTGTAGAGTTATTTTTATTACAAGAATAATCAAAGAATCTAATATATAATAACTCATATTGTTTATAGAGATAATTTCTTTTGATACGATATTTAATTTTTACTTTATGGAACAAAATCATAATTTAATTATGGATTGGCCTGAATTCAATCCCGAATCGACAATATCCAATTCAACTTATGTTGTTACTTCGATTCATGTAATAAATAGTAGTGTTCTGTTAGCTTCGAATATTACTTTGATTTTTATGGGTGGCATAATTACTGGTAATGGAGACTTGAAAGGTAATAATACATCTTTAATTGCTCCTATCTCGCAAATTTTTGGCTTGGAATTGAATGTCATTGGATCATGGATCATGGATAGAGCATATCCTCAATGGTTTGGAGCAGTAGCAGATTCTTTAGAGGATTGTTCTGATGCTATTAATAAGGCTATTACAATGAAAGGGACAGGGCAAGTGTTCATTCCACGTGGTAAGTATATAATAAAGAAAATACTTCATGTGAAGTATGGTATTCAGTTGGTAGGTGAATCCGGAATGGAAAATAAAACGGAAAAAGAAAAAGGAACTTTCTTAGTAGCAGAGATGGATAATTCTTCACGTTTAGTAGAAGATAGTTTATTTACCAATGGGTATGTTGTGGAAATAAATGTAAAAGACTGGTATGTAAATGAGAAAGGTGAAAAAGTTTGTAATTGGGAAGTATTGTATTCCAGTAATCAAACTCAGATTGAACGATTATTGTTCTCTAATAATATTAGTAAGCTAAAAGCTATATTTAGCGCTGCATCTTGTTGTGAAATAAAAGCTTGCACTTTTAGTAACTTTCAACAAAGTATTGTTTTTAGTAATAACCATTATATAGATCGTAAGAGAGTAACTGGTTGTGTAATAAACAATAGTATTGATATACATAGAGGAGAAAGTTTGTATACGATTGATTTTGGTTTTCTTGGTGATGGTTTAGTTTGTGATTTTAATGCTATTAATAATGGCAGCTACAATAAAGGTATACGGATAGCTTCATGCCTTGGAGGTAATATTACTTCAAATATAGTGAATGCTGACATTTGGATAAGTGGCAGTAAGGGAATAACTTTTAATTCTAACCATATGGAGGATGGTCAAGTTGTTATTCAAGATTCTAATGTA